CCACAAGCCGATCCAAACGGTCTGTATAGCCCCGCCAGCGCAGACGGTACTTGGGTTCAATGCGTTGACCCCAAAACCAAAAAAGCAACAGTGGTTTACATCGAACCACGCATCATCGTTTCACCCTTCCCACTTGGAGAATAAATCATGGCATCACGCATTTACGTTGTCGGAGGACCGCAAGGCATTCGCTTGGTCAACGCAACCACCCGCTCACAAGCCATTGCGCATGTGGCCAACACCACCATCAAGGCTCACGTGGCCAGCCAACAAGACTTGGTTGACCTCTTGACCAAAGGTTTGAGCGTGGAGCAATACAAACCCGCCAACATGGAACTTGACTTAGGAGAATGACATGACGCAAGTTGAAACAATCGCATTGCAAAGAGCATTGGTGCTGTTGAATTCTATAAATGTTCAATATGCCATCATTGATTCAGATGGAAAAAAATATGGGACGTTGGAATTGGCTACGCCAAAAGCTCGTCAGCGTGCTGAGAGTGAATTTCCTGTGGGCGAACTTCGAACATATATTCGACCCTTTGTTGAAAACCTTGAAATAGGCGGCATGGTTGATTTACCAGCATCAAAATTCAAAATTGAAAAAGTTCAATCTGGTGTAGGTTCTTGGTTCAACCAAAAGAACGGTAAAGGTAGCGCTATAACGTCTATAAACCGTGACAAAAATGTTGTTGAAGTTTTGCGTGTTTTTTAAGGAGAAACAGAATGACAATTAACATCACACTAACAAAAGCAGAGCTTCTCTTCATGCGTGAAGCAATGAGCGAAAAATTCAATTCTTGGATGGAAGAGTTGGACGACGCCGAGAAAGAGCACGACGCAGCTCCTGCATTTTCTTTGAATGCACAACAAGTTCAAGCCATGAAAGACGTTGGTGTTTGGGATGACCCAATCGAACGCTCGGAAATCATTCAAAAATACCAAAACGCCATAATTCGCAACCATCTTGATGAACACATCAAAATTCACGAAGAGGTTACAAAACCCAAGAAGCCGCACTGGACTCAAACCGCCAAAGGCAAAAAAATCTTGGCAGCACGCAAGAAAGCAAAAAAATGATCCTCAACAAAACCGAAGTCAACAAGCTGTTTCATGCGGTCAACCTTGAAGAGAATTACAACTTTCTTGAAGATGACTTGGTGAAGCTGGCAAACGTCTTTGCTGATGCTGGTGCTCGTCATGAGCTGAAAGCATGTGTGAAGGTCGCTACAGACCTCAACCGTGTTGTCGGCGAGAAGCTGGCTCAGGTGAGGTCAAAATGATCGCTACCAACATAATGATTTGGGTCGTTTTTTGCCTTATCATGATGATTGTCTGTTGACAAAAAGTCCCCTCTCACCACACGATGAGAGGGGCAAAAAAGGCAACTGCTTGCCTTCACGTCAGGGAGACAACCGACGTGATCATTTGTGCTCAGTCATGTTTTTGTATATGTCTGAAATGTCATAGCCAAGAGCAGGCAATGAAGCAAGTGCACCAGCTCCAGCAACACCCAAGCCAACTTCCGGGGCTAATAGACCAGCGCCTACAGCTAAGGGTGCCAATGCAGCAACGCCGCCAAGTCCACCAGCAATATGAGCAGCACCTTTACCATATTCGCCGTTTCTTAATTCACTCCATCCTTGGCCAATGTTTTCTGGTGCGGTTGCGGCGGCAATTGGACCAAGATATTTACTTGCCATGTTTGATCCAGCACGCAAAATCTCTGGCAAATATTTTGAGTCAGAACCAACCGCCTCAGCAGCTCGGCGCAATACTGAACTTAATTTTGTTTTTGATCTTGCCGCTGCTTCGTTAGCGATTGCCGCTTCGTTTTTAAGTCTTGCAAGTTCTTCAGCGGCTGCGGCGGTACCTTTCTGCGCTTCTTGCAAACCTATTTTTGCAGACTCTTGATGCGGCTCAAGAAGTTTTCTTGCTTGTTGACGAGCATTTTCAATTTCTTGCTGACGAGCAAGTTCTTGTGGTGATGGTGACTTGCTAACAATCAAACCAGATTTTGTTGCATCAACATCTGGATATTGAGCCAAAACTTTATTCGGGTTTAATTTTAATTTTTTAGCAATCTCTTCTTGCTCTTTTAAGCGTGCAGACTCTTGAGCCGTTCTGGTGAGATAGCCAGTCTGACGTTGTCTTCCAGTGCCAATTTCATCTACATCGGCTCCTTGAACAGTACGCTCTGCTCTTGTCTGACCTGTTGTTTCTTGATTAACTGGAATTTGATGCTCTTCAGGCAAAAACTCATTCACGGCATGATCGCTGTGCCAATAATCGTGGTTCTGTAAATACTCCATTTCATTTTGGAGTGCTTCTTGATGAGCTTGCGCAGCAGAATTAATTCTGTTTTGCAAGTCATTTGAAAAAGATTGAGCATTACGTGCTTCATCGGGAACTACTCCAAATTTTCGACCCAATGCATGAGCACCCGGCGCGACTAAAGATGCAACGACATCCTTGCCGCTCATTGAATAAGGTTTGTTTTTTTCAACCTCTGCATTATGTTTTGCTTGAGCAGCACGAGCGTTAGCAACAATCCTTGCCATGTCATCGGCTTCAGATACTGGTTGAGAAGCACTCTGTTGAGAGTCAGAAGCATTTGTTTCAGGCGGAATTGCTATGCCAGTTTCTTCAGCAACTCGACGTCTAATCGCTTCAGGGCTGTATTGATCTTCACCCATTACTTTTCTCCCTGTTCAAATGCACGATTAAAATCATCATGAACTAATTTATAACCTTTATGATGATCTTTAACACGAGGCGAATTAAAAACGTCTGTGTACCGAGAAATACTTGATGACTTTGTCCGTTTATATTCTTTATCAATCAAATCGCTAAGTTCATTTTTTTCTTTGAGATTGTAAAAAATATTTCCAGATTTTTGCACAGAGGATTCAGCAGTGGAACCAATACCAAGAGTTTTATATAAAGCATCTTTGTATTGTTGAATAGTTGCTTTTTCTGGAGAAATTCCTGATCTTGCTAATTCAGCGTTAGCAAGAGTTGCGTATGCACTTGCCAAATTATCGTATTTTGTTCGTTTTGTATCATCAAGGCCAGCGATTGCGTAAGCGCTTACTGGAAGACTGACATTTGCATTTAGAGACCCAGCATGGAATGCAAAACCTTCATTCATAGCGGCAGCCATAGGACCTTTTTCACGGACTGCATCATTTAATTGTTGCAATAACAATGGGTCTTCTTTGTAGGCTTTATAAATTGTATTCCATGCTCTTTCTGCGTCTCTGTAATTTCCATTTGCACTTGAAAAAAACTTTAAGTCTTGAGCTTGGGATTGATAAAAATCTTCATCTTTTTTTGCACGATCTGCTGCGGCTTGCAATTCTAATTCTTGTTTTTTCTTTTCCAAATCGCTCATTGCTGGAGATGGATGAGGAATCACATGAGTCTCGGGCAAGTATCCCCCTTCTGGCTCCGTCTCATTGCCAGAAGTGGTTCTTGTTGGAGCTGGAACTGGTGCGCCACCAGTCAGGCTTAAGCGTTCTTTGTTCAGACGATTCAACTCGGCTCTGTCTGATGGAGTGATTCCATCTTTATTGATTTTTTCTTGCAACGCCTGTACCTTGCGTTGATTTTCTGCAAGAGTTGCTGAATTGTCTGTGGTCGTACTAACAGCGCCAGAGCCTTTTGATGAATCAATTGCAGGAGGCGTTGTAATGTCTCCGATTGCAGGACCATTTGGCACAGCGCTTTGAATAGCATTAATCTGAGCCATGATTGCTGCGTTTTGTTTTGTAAATTCCGAAGGAGGAATTTGACCTGCGCGAGCCAGCTCTTTGAGGTTTCCTTGTTGCAGTTGCAACAATTGCAATTTTTGATTTTGTTCGGCTTGCGAGAGTTGACGCTGTTGGTTGGACAGTTCCAAATTTTTCTGAGCATTGGTGCGTTCAGCCAACAACGATTTGACCCCAGTTGAGTCAGGAGCACGGCCAGACCAGTCTTGTAATTTATCACTTGGAACTGCTTCTTTTGGATGGGCAATTTGCCAAGCACGAATCTCATCATTGACTTCTTTGTTTCTGGCCAAGATTTGACCTTTGACAGCCAATTCAGTTCTCATGTTGGCAAGAGGAATTGCCAACTGTCTTTGTTGTTCAATGTTCTCACCCATTGCTTCCGAGGCAGAACCAAGACCTGCCAAAAAGCCACCCAATTGAGGTTTGGCAAAGCCAGCAGCAATCTTGAACCAATTTGGTTGCGCATAACGCGCCTCCAAATCGTCCATGTTCTTTTTGATGCCCTCGTAAATTGGGGTCAATGGGTCGTTTTCGCCGTAGGCAAGATTGCCTGCTTTGTCTATTTCACCCAATGGGCTTTTGATGTCAATTTTTGGATCAGCCATGATGTTTCCTTAATATTGTTGGCTTGGGTCATAAGCAACTGAACCATCGGCGTTATACATCACGCCGCTTGAATCAGTCCATAAACCGTTACCAGAATATGTCATCTGACTAATGTCGGCGGGACTGCCGCTTTGAGTCATGGAATTTATTGCTGTTTGATCTGTTTGTGCTGGTTGTGTTGGTGGGGTGTTCAATCCAAGAGCTTGAGAAATATTTTGCCAAGGAGTATTTCCACCAGCAGTAGACGATGTATTCAAACCAGCAGCCAAAGAACCCAAAGAAGCAACAGCAGACAAAGGCGATGTGTTGAGCTGAGTATTGGTTGTTGTTGGGATTTGCTGACCCGACATGAGTCCAGCCAATGTAGACAACGTGGTGAGTGGGAACAACTGTTGGTTTTGAGCAATCGTTTGTTGTTGTTGGCCAAGCGTTGACTCGGCGTTGATGCCTGCCAAGCCAAGGTTTTGATTCTGAGCAGCCAAGTTTCCTTGAGCTTGTCCAGCCGCTGTAAGGTTTGACTGGCCTGTTCCAGCGGCACCCGCAGCAGTGGTGCCAGCTTGGTTGGCAACTTGATTTTGTTGAATTGCCGATGTCAGGGCGTTTTGATAGCCTGTGTTGAGCAAGTTGGCAATTGCGCTGTTGGTCTGTTGGTTGGCCAGCACATCGGCTTGACCGATCGCTTGGTTGGCGCGGCTCGAACCAAATTGACCTGAACCTGTGGCCGCCGCTTTAATGGACGGATTCAAGTTCATGTTGATGTTGTTTTGGTTGATGTCCGACAAGCTCTGAGCCGCAGGCATCAAGTAACTGCTCAGATACTGATTGGCTTCAGCGGCAGGATTTGTGGTTGCTTGGCTCAGGTAAGGCGTAGCCGCCGCCAGAGGAGATGTGGCTCCTGCCGCTGCATTCAACGTGTTTCCAGCGGCTGTCAACGTGGGTTGATATGCCGATGCCGCACCAGTCACATTTTGGAATGCTTGCTCTTGTAAGGGTTGTGCACCCACGTATTGAGCCGCATTTGCCGCAGCAGTCCCTTGGTTGGCAAGACTGGTTAAATAGTTGTTGTAATACGTTGGCGCCGTGGTCGCCGTGGTTTGGGTGCTTTGTAAGAGGTTGGACATGTTTAACCTTTCATCGCCATCTTGAGGTATTCAAGCGGCGACTTTGCTTTCGGAGGGATTTTATCGTCTGGAACTGATCTTTTGTGTGCCCGAACTTCTTCGCGCATCTTGTCGAGCAATTTGGCACCCGCCTTATTGTCTCCGTGGCCGATAGCGGTCACAAAGTTGGCTGGGAATACATACTCCCCATCAGCGATCTGAGCAGGCACTGGATGGCCTCCTGCGCCTTCGTGATGGGGTACGCTGCGGCGAAAGTGTTCGAGGGCTTGTGCGCCTGCCTTGCTTGATCCATCGCCCAAGGCGGCCACCAAGTCAGCGTCAGCCACGTAGTCGCCGTCATGGAGCATGGCAGGAATGTCGTCCGATTGACCTGTGCCGCCACCGTGGGCATAGTAACCTGTCACACCTGTGATGAACTCGGGGTGATGGCCTTCGGGGGCTGCGTTTTTGTAATGTTTCAAAGCGCCACCGTGGGCACGAGTCTGAACATGCGTTGGCAATTGACCCAGTTGAACAAGCTGATCCCCAGCATGTGGAGACTCGGCAATTTGAGACAGTTGGCCAATATGAGGGGGAATTGGTCGTGCTTGCGAACGAAAAATTGTAGGAGAGAGTGGTTGACCAAATTTTGGAGCAATCATGTCCTGCAATTCTTTGTTGTCTACCGTTCCGCCCCCAGCTTTGTTTTGCGTATGCTGTTGGAGCAATTCCAAAAGCTCTGGGACAATTTGACTGTAATCGACCGTCTGCGTGCTTTGATTTTCAATACTTCCGCCGTCAGCCGAAAAAATCACTGGCTGAGTGGCCAGCAGACCCATTTGCTGTGGCGTTACCAAACGATTGTTGTAGACCAAATCTTCAGTTGGATCAAGTGTTGGATCAATTTGAGTGTAAGTGTCAAGATTAGAAATTGTTGGCACTTTTAATGTTGACAAACCGCCGCCAGAGGCAAAATGAGCAAGACCACCATTTTTCATGGTCGCCGTATTGTTAGGTTCAATGGACGCATAAATTTGAGCCATCTGAGTAGGAGAAGTCGTTGCAGTTTTTGTGGTTGGCTGATACATATTTGGATTTTCTGCCAAATTTTGCAAAGTAGGCGATTGCAAATTCAAGTTTGTCAAACCCAAATTACCCAAAGTCAAGTTTTTCAACGCCAAATCTGGCATTGTTGTGCTTGATGCAAGCTGGCTTACTGGTGTGGCTCCAGTTGTGGTGGTTGCGCTTGGATTGACTGAATTTGTCTTAGAGTTTTTGCTTCCAAGCAATTCGCCAGCAACATTGAATGATGGCAACCAATTTGCGCCTGTTTCATTTTTCAATTCTGTGTTTGCGGCAGTATTGATTGCACCAGACAAAGCGCCAGTAAGGGGGTTACCACCACTTAATGCCGCACGCAATGCTCCAGAAGTTGCCCCACTTGCCGTTTTTCCTTCTAAAACGCTTGTTGGGTCTGTTGATCCATCTGTAACATCTGAAGCAACGCCAGATGCAATTTGACCAATTCCATATCCTTCCAAAGCAGATAAAGCAACTTTGGTTGGGTCGGCTCCTTGGGCAATTGCAATTGATGGGTTGATATATTGAACCAACTCAGGATTGCCACTTGCGACGGCAGCAATGTCAGCAATCGCCGTGATTGGATTTTTCTCAATGCTTTGAACCGTGTTGTCAACAGTCTTTACGACATCGTTGACCACGCCAGTAACTGCACCAACAATTGAAGATACTGCACCCATTTATTTCACCTTATACGTTGGCCATCCAGTTGAACTGGGGTAAGTCGGAGTGCTGAACATGCAATCCGATTAATTGGAGCATCTGAAGGATGCCGGGATTGTCTGCTTTGCCATACAACCGTTTGACGGGCGTTTGGCGAATGATCTCAAGGAAGTGAGCCAATGACTTGCGCAAACTCAATGGCGAGTCCATTGTGTACAAATGACACTCAGCGGCTGCTTGGCCAAGGTGCACCAACAAAAGCACACTCTCGCCTGCTTGCAATAGATTGCCTTTGCCTATTTGAATTTGATGAGCAACATAGGTCAACACTTGTTGTGGGTCAACATTATGTTTTTGAGCGTCTGCTGTGATGATTTGTGAAGGTGTCATGTGTTCCCCAAGTTCATTATTCCTACCATGCTCTCAGCCCATTCTTGCCAAGTCGCAAATTGCCTGTGATCAGGTACGCCCGATTGGACAAAGTACCCGATGCCGTTCATTCCATCGACCCAGTCGCGCCATTTGTCCTCGGTGACGTGACCAAGTTGGTTTGACGCAAACAACTCTTCCATAAGACGACAGTAGTAGTCCCATGTCAAGTTGCGTGGGTCGTAGACGATCATGGGTTGCCCGTTCCGCGGACGTCGCCAGTGTCAAGGCTCAAGATCACTCGACCCATGTAGTAATTGCCGCCCAAAGTATTTGACTGGAAGCGCAGACGCATCTCACGACGCTGCTCACGCATGTCCACTTTCAGGGTGGTCGGATCAAAATAATAAGGGTCTGATGTGATGTCAGTATCATCAGCATAGCCTTTACCAGTGACGATCACAGACATTTGACCAGATTGGACAAAGTCAGGCTCAATGCGTTCGCAACGAGTCCACATGTTGTCGCCGGGCTGTTGTTGAGAACCCACCAAACCTGCATATGTGCCCAAGGAAGGCGTCTCAAAATATGAGTTGATGGCGTTGACTTGATCGGTGTAAATCTGGTCTGTACCAGTCTCGTGCTGCCACAAGGTGTAGAACTGGCTCATTGTTGCCGTGATGGTCAAACCTGTTCCGCCAGATGGTGCTCGTGCAATTGTTGACGTGATGCCCACCAATGGGTTTGGATACGACCCGCCGTTGATGATTGAAAGATTAGTAACCGAGCTGCCTGACACGCTGGTAACAATCAAAGCAGCAGGCGGGTTTCCAGCGCCACCAGACACCGTGATCGTGTCATTGACGGCATAACCTGTACCGCTTGCGTTGATGGTCACCGAAGTGATTTGATAGCCTTGTGAGACGTTTCCACCCCAAACTGGGAATCGGAAAACCTCGGAGAACGCTCCAGCCGATCGAGTTGCAGCAGGAGATTGACCAGCGTCGTACCAAACCTTTTCACGCACGTTGTAGACAACTGCATCGGTGCACTCCGTAGCACTACCTCGTGGGTAAAAGAACCAAATTTCTCCCCACCGTGGAATCTTGCTCACCCAAACTTTTTGACGTTGTTGGTAGTTGAGATTGTCAAAGAACCAGTTTTGGTTTTGACTGTTTGGAATTTCTTGAACAACGCCGTTGTACATCAAGAAGCGATCGACGCCTGCCCAGTAAAAGATGCCATCGTATTCAATGACGCACTGGCTGGACATGATGGACGACTGTTGCGTGATCAAGTCATAACGCCAGTAGTAGTTCACAGACCCCACAGACTGCGGTGCATAGGTCACCCGCACGACTGAGTCTAGCGTCCAGAAAAGTCCAGCAGGCGACGTTGTGCCACCACGCAAAGGCAATCCTTTGACGACCTTTGTGGATGAGACGTTGTTGGCATTGGCGTCACCTTGAGTCCAGTTGTTGAAGTCACCTGCTGCGCAGTTTTGGATCAGTCCGTTGTTTCCATAGGCAAACAAGTAAGGGTAGAGCATCACCACGCCACCCGACACGCTGATGTTGTTGTCAAAGGTAAAGGTGTAGGTGCCAGACGATGTGGCGTTGGCGCTCAAAGTGGCTGTGTAAACGCCGCCAGTGACAATTGCCGACACCACGGTGGTGCCTGCTGGAATGCCTGTACCGCTCACCGCAACACCCGGACCAACGCCCAGAATGGTCGTTGCAAAGGTCATTTGATTTGAGGTGGAGGTAATGGTGCCAGATGCTGTGAAAACGCCTACGGGATTCAATGTGGTGCCCGTAAATTGACCAAACAATGGTCGGGTGTTGACGGTGCTGGTGATGTCGGTCAAATTTTGTCCGGGGTGAGCAATCAACATATTGCTGCCGCCACCAGTGGAGTCATAACCAATATCCATTTGCCACAAGTTGTTGGCATTGGCGCTAAAACTGTTCAACGTGAAGTTGACTGGACCAGTACCCACGCCATCGGTAGCCGCCGTTACCCACTGCTGCAAACCGCCGCTGTAGCCAGAGACAATGTAGTTCAGGCCGTTGCTGGCGCTCATAATCATGCCGCGGGAGATGCCAGCAGCATCCAAAAAGATGCCCTTGTAGCCTCCCATTTTGCGAGGCAAGCCACTTTGAAAACGCACCCATTGGCCATCCACGTAGCATGGCGAATTGAATTGCGTGCCATCGCGTTGGATGCCGGGCTTGATCTGAAGTGCAACGACCTTTGATGTCATTAAAACGCTCCGCCGGGAATGCCTACGGGCACAAACAATCCGCTTGCGCTGAGTGTCAAAGCGTTTGATCCGCCCACGGTAAATCCGATTTGACCGCTTCCCACCAAGTACATGCCTGTTGTGAGGTTGCCAAGGAAATTCAAAGAAGGTGCGCCAGCAGAGCCAACGCCAAGGGTCAATGAAGCGCCAGACACTGTGGCAGTCTGCGCGTTGTAGACGTTTGTGCCATCACAAATTGCAATGATCGTTTGACCTTGCGGCAACGTCAAAGTCGATCCGCCCGAGGCCGATGTCTTGAATGTCAGCGTGTACGAGCCACTTGTGTTGTTTTGGAATGAATACAACTGAACAGTTGAAGGCAAAATCACAACCTGGTTGGATGCCAGCGTGCCGCTGTACTCTTGAATGGTGTTTGACGCCTGAGTCGCCGACAGCGTGGTTGTGCCGCCAGTCACTGTGACTTGCAATTGAGTGTAGTAGAAAGTGTTTGAGCGACCATAAGCAAAGGTATTGAACCCTGAGCCGTTGGAAACAATCACCAACGACTCAGTGATCTGCAATTGTTGCGATGGGTTGCCGTCAATCGTGTCTGTGCCTTGAGGCTGAATAGTCAAGATGCCTGTGCCGCTGTTGCGGATCATGGCAAACCAACTGTTGCCCACCAACGAGGCGGAAGGCAAACTAACTGTTCCCGCACCACCTTCCCAAACATAAAACGATGCACGATCGCTGGCTTGCAAAGTGTAGCCAGAGTAAATCGTGTTGACGTCATATGCTTGGTTCAACGTAGTGTTGATGGCCAACAGACCATAGCCTGCCAGCGTTGCTGCGTTTGCCGAAGATGTGCCAGCGCCAAAGGTCACCACAGCCCATACACCATTGACCGTGGTGTTGTCGGTCAAATAGATGAATTCAGCAATTCCCGATGGAATGCTTGAAATTGTGTTTACGCCGTTGTCAGTCACCGTAAAGGCGTTTGAGCCAATGTTTCGGATGATGACGCTTTGACCCTCAGACACTTGCGTGGCTGGGGGCATGATCAGATGCAATCCTGTGGTTGTTGCTGTGACGTCAATGATGTTGGCCACCACGTTGGTGGTGTTGCCGTTGATTGGCCACTGCAATGCTGTGTCTGTGCTGATGGTTAACGGCTCATACCCAACTTGCGATGGGTTAATCGTTAAACCAGAATACGGGTCGATGTATGTTGTCATGATTAAGAATCCACGGCCACGGCCTGTCTATCCCCAACACGAGCCACATCCTCGGTTTTCAGGGCGTTGATTGCTTCAGAATATTTTTGCTGAAAGATTGCTCGGCTGTCGTTCTTCAAGAATGGCATGGCCTGCAAAAGAGTTCCGTACAGCATCGCATTGGGAGCATACTGGGTCAGCCAGTTGGTTTGATTGGTTGAACTCAAAGGCGCAATCCGTTCGTAAAACAACACCTCAAAAGTGTAGTTTTGATCGGGTGTTGGTGCCAAGTACCAGTGTTGGTAGTCGGTGTCAGCGTAAAACTGTGGTGTTGCAGTGGTTGCGGCATTTGGCCAGTAGTTCAACAAATATTCCAACTTGCGCAACAAAACGGGCTGTGTTTGTCCAGCATTGTTCAATGTGAGCGACACCGTTTTGCGCCAGCGTGCAGGCTTGGCCAAGATTGGGTTTCCTGCGGTCATGGTGGCCGTGGCCACAGTCAACTGACCCAAGGTCTTGATCTCTTGGGCAATTTCAAATTCAGCCAAAGTGATGAAAGTTGGAATGGCGTTGACGACAGCGGCGTCACTGCGCTCCAGATATTGAAGAACGATTGACGTCAGACTGTCATAGGTCATCACCCATGACGGAGTTATTGTGGCTGGGGTAACGGTCGCCATGTGAGTCCTTTACGGTTGCGTGATTGTCCCATTAAGCGCTTAGAACGGCAATAGCATGTTTTGTCAATGCTACCCGTTCGTCTAGCCCAAATGTGCCGCCGTTGATGATTTTGGTGACTTTTGTCCAGTCTTCTGCGGCCGCCGCAGCGTTCAGGTTGTGGGTTGACCAAAACCAGCCTGCACTCAGCGCCGCATATTTAGGCTGGGACACCAGATCGGGGTTGGCCACCAAATCGGTACCGATGGCCTGACCGCAGTGCCAGTAGCTATCATGCCCGGTAAGCTGGATCGCACCCCGACCTCGGAACCGATACCCGTCCCCAGACGCTTC